GTTGTATCTTATCCATTGTATGTGATGTCCGAATTTACGGATAGATTTGGATCAGTGAAGTATGGTGTTGATAAGTCTTGCACCATCAAATATCCCTTCTCAATCATGCCTACTACAGCAGCATTTGTGGGATCTAAATTTGTGTTGGAATTCTGCCCATAAACTTTGAAAGAATACCGAGCTGGATATTCAATCAATAGAGAAGAATTCAATGGATCATTGGCATCTGTGCTGATGACAATTGAAGTGTATCTATCATTGCTTACAGATATTTGAGGAATGCAATAAAGCTTCTCAAGTGTCTGCTCATTGGTGAGCTCAAGCAGATAGTCTGTGTAAAAATTAGATAGCAAAAGCTCCCCTTCCTGTATTTGCAAGAAGAGGAGCTGTGCTTGTGTATTTGTCAGTAAGTACAGCATGTACTTCTGATCTTAGATGTTTGAAGTAGAAACTGTGATTGTTGCGAAGTTGTCAAATGGAGCTTCTGTTGCTGGATCAAAAGCATCAAGCATATATGCTTTGTTCTTCTCTTCAGCAGTGAATGTCACATTGTAACCATTCATATCTCCCTTTGCAGTTCCTGTCTGTGTGGTGAATGCAGTCACTTCTGCTGAAGTGTGGTATCCAACCATCCAGATGTTGTCATTGCTGTCTTGAACAAAAACAACAAGTCTTCCTTTAGCCATATTCTGAAGCTCAAGAGAGCGTGCAGAAGATAAGCCATGAAGAGCAGCTACAACTGTCTGAGTATAGAATATAGTTCCATTCTCAATGCTGATAGCAGCTTCTTCTGTGAAGCTTCCTGTGTTCTTTGGACAATCATATTTGTAGATTGTTCCTGTTGCAAGAGCAGTCACTATATTAGTTGTTCCGTTTATGGTGGCACTATTCTCTCCGAATGTTGAGAATGCTCCAAGATAAACAGCTTTTATGCCACCAATTCCTTCTTTGCAATTGATGCTCATTCCATGTGTTAAAGTACAGCTCACTTTTTTATGTATTTAATAGTTATTAAAAATGATGATGTTCAATGAGCAAGAGCACTGATGCCCTCACCCATTGAACAAAGGATCATCTTAGTATGCTAAGATTGCTTCAGTTGGGAAACCTACTTGAGTTCCAGCTCTGAATTTCATAACAACACGCACGTTGTCTGAACCATCAGTCTCAGTCATGTCAACAACTTTCGCCTCGTTGAAATCTGAATTCAAATCAGTTCCAAAGTGCAAGTTGTCTTTCTTTGCGAATACAACTACGTTGTCAGGAATACCTGGACATACATACATTTCATATCCATCAATGGTCATTGGAACAGCAACAGCAGCATTGAATTGCTGTAAGTATCCCAAAGTTCCAAGAGCTTGACGGTAGAATTGTGCAGTCTTCTTATTCACATAGCACTTCACAGCTGGATCACCAACCAATGCAGCTGGCAATACAGCCTCTACAGATTGGATATCAGCAACAACAGTTGAAGCTGAAATTGTACCTATGTTAACATCAGGAGTTCCACCTTTTGCAACATCCAATACTTCAAGAATTCCAGTGAATGCAGTGTATGTAGCTGGAGCACCACCTGGAGTGAAGTTACCTTGCCAGATGTTATATTCAATTGCTTCAGCAACTTTTGCAGAAACGTGAGAAAGCATGAAGTCAGCAAAGTTCGCTGGAATCACATCATTGATAAAGCCTCTTCCTGTTTGAGCAGCTTCCCAATCTTTTGCGAATTGGCGTTTGCAAACTTCGATGTTTACTTTCAAATCAGTAACTTCAAGCACTCTTTCAGCAAGAGTCAAAGTAGTTCCTGAATTGTCGAAGTCACAACCCCAAGCTTTCACAATGCCTGTAGTTGATAAAGTCTTAAGCACAGCTTTGTACTTAACATTTTCATGTAATGTCACATACTCATTCGCAAGAGTATCTCCAGACAATACAGCAGCAGCTATATATGGTAATGCTAATTCACCAGCATAGCTTGAAGATGAGATGGTTAAATTTGATGCCATTTCTTTTCTTTTTTTGGTTTATTTGTTTGTGTATTTAGCCACAATAGCACTTGCTCTGTGGTGAATTGATTTCATTTCTTTTATGTTGATAGGAGCAGAAGCTTCAGTTTTTGCAGCTCTCTGATTAACAGAAGCAAAAGCTGGAGCTTTTGACAATTCAACAATCTTTGAATTTGCTTCTGACAATTGAGCTTCAACAGCAGAAAGCTTTGTTGTGAATTCGTTGATCACGTTATTCAACAATGACTCAACTTGTTCTTTTGAATATGTCTCTTCAACAGATTGCTCTTCTTCTACAGGAGCTTCCTCATTTACAGGGGCTTCAGCAATAGATGCAACCTTGCCCTCAGATACAACTATGATCTTGCCATTGTCAAGTGAGTATTCACCATCAGCAAGAGGAATCTGATTTCCATCAGCATCCATTACATAGATTTCAACACCTTCAGTCCATTCTGATGCTGGAGAGAAGATTGCAGTTCCATCAGCAAGAGCACCTTCAACAGCCATTTCAATTTTAGCTGTCTCTTCTGCTGCTGATAATTTTACCCCATGCTTCTCAAGCATTGGAGCAAATTTGTTGATCAGTTC